GTTCTTTTCAATAGTAACCATTTTTTTTGCCGTTTTTGCTAAGCAGGTCGGCTACCTGTTTTTTGCCTCTTAGCAGGCGTTGTTGTTGGTTTCGTTGTCCCTTTGGTGGGTAGCGCCATACTTGCGCCAACGAAATAATGTTTGGTTTGGAACGCGCTTTGAAAAAGCACGAACACTACACGGCAGTACATATAGCCCTACCAAGTCCCAAATTTTCTTTGGGAAACACCAAACAGACGAACGAAAAAGACCAACCCCACCGGGGCACTTTTCGGCTCGCCGGGACCTCTGGGGGGTTATTAATGGTAGCCACATGAAAACATAATCTCAAACAAAATTTTTAAATAGCGCTATTAAGATATAAAAAAATTTTAAAATTTTTTAATTTTCATTTGACTGTTTAATATATTATTCGTATATTTGTCCCCAGATCACTGAACTAGCAGTTTCGACCAAGTAGCACGCTAATCACGGATAGCCTTGGTCTAGAAGTCGGGTAGTATCCATATATAATGGAGAGGTGTCCCCGATAGGTCTAAAATGCTAAGCATATAAGTTTTGTGCTGTAAATAGTCTAGTATTGCTGATTATTCAGGAGGGCGGGGATTTACAGGAGGCATAACCAAAACTCACATTTACGAAGTTGCTTAGTAACAGGAACTCTCTGTTTTTCAAAAAACAAAAAATAGAGGGATAGGGGATTGTTATATCTTATTTATTTCAAGATAAATTCCCACACGCGGAGAAGAATGCTTCTCCGGGAAAGGGTAAAGCTATGAAAAGAACTAAACAGGATTATTTTATACTTACACTAGAGATTCTCATCTCGTGTTTAATTGTTGTTGTGTTATGTGTCAAATAGAGAAGTACTACACCAAGCTTTATGCTCATACTACTTTATTCGGTACTTATAAAATTTTTTTAAAATTTATTTAATTTCATTATAAAGTTAATAGTATTTATCGTATCTTTGTACTATAATTATCGATATGAAGGATGTTAAAGTTCACTACCACGATTATGAGTTAGATCCGTCGTTGTATACGATACAAGGTGGACAAGTCATAATAAATGAAAAAGGTTACTTAGCTATAAAGTCCATAAATAAAAAGTTGTATCATGAGTTACGAAAAAAGACATTGGAGGACGAAGCTAGATAAAGATCATATTACTCCTGTAGAATCCCCATCTCATAAAACTCCTCAATCTCCAGGTCCAGATGAGTATGAAGAGATTTATGCTGGTGTGCTAATCCCACGAGATCCTGAATGGGATTCATTTGTGAATAAGGTTATATTAGCAGTAGCAGTTATTGTTGGAATATTAGTGTATAAATATATTTAGTATGAATATTAAATTTGATAATCTGTCTGATCGGGATTTTCTCAAGCACTATTTAAATGTGTATAATTTATCTATGCCTCAACATCAGCAGTTACTTCCTTCAGAGATAGATATGATTATCGAATTTGCATTACTACCTGAAGATAAGTTTGCGCACCAGCGGTTTTCTACGTTAGCTAAGAATAAGGTTATAGAATCCTCACCGCACTGAAAGTTAACTAAGTTGAACATTAATAATAAGTTGTATGCGCTTCTGGATAAGAAGTTTTTACGTAGGGATGAAGATAAGGTTATATACTTACCTACTCATTTACTTAGTTCTCTTTCTTATTTTAGAAAAAATAAGTCGTTCACAATAAATATTGTTTATGGTAGTTCATAAAGTTACGTCTATATTGGATAAGACGTCTCATCTTATTTCGTATCCGCCAGAGGTAGTGGCTTCCGTAATACAGCATTCGTTTTCGCAGCTTAAATCGCACTTAAATGATCCACAAAAAGCTTTATTTAGGTCTACTTATTTAGGATCGGTACACATTAATCATAAGGCGCTCCTTAATCAATTGAGAAGATTAATTTCTTCCTTACGAAAGAAGGACTCTAAATATGATCAGTATTTAGCTGAATTTAGAATATTATGGCCATTAAGGCACAAAACAAAGAAGTAATGAATAACATTGAATTAATTGGAGATCGTGTCTGGATAAAACTTGATGAGGCACAAGATCATACTACTACTGAGTCAGGAATACTTATTCCACTCAACGAACTTACAGAAACTGATGGCGGTCGTGTGACTACACGCCCTTCTGACAAAAAACATCTTCTAAAAGGAACAGTTGTTGCTCTGTCTGCGTATGCGGCTACAAAGTTTAAAGAGCTTGAAACATCCTTATCTCCTGGAGATAAGGTATATATTTCTAAAAATGCAATTAATGCGGCGTATGCATTCTATCCTATCCGCAATGCGCTAGTCATTGATTTTACAGGCGACATCTGCATTCCGCACACACTTATCGAAGCTAAAATAAATAACTAATGGAATACAACAAACTTTCTAAACCGGATTTAGTTGCTCAAGTGCTCAAATATGAGCAGGAACTAAAAGCATCGCAGACTCAGGCTACTAACGCGATCAATATTGCGAATTATTTTGGAGCAAACTTAGAAGCTATAGAGAAGCTGCTTAATAATGCGCCTACACATAAAGGTAAGTTTTTATCCACTCTTTGGTTTTTGATTTCAAATGCATCCGCAATTATTGAATTAATTGTTTCCATCAAGAATATTATTTCTGAATGGCGCACAAAAATTGAAGAACTAAAAGCATCCCAAAATGTTAACCAAGGTAGTTAACTTTATTCAAGGGCATCTTAATCATGCGCTTTCATCAACACTTCCTTCTTACATAAAGGAACAAGTTGCTCTTCGTGCTTATCTTTGTCAACAATGCGCTCTAGCTACTAAATGTGCTCATTGTGGATGTAAGACTCCTGAGATGTTCTATTCTCCTCTTAAGAAGGATGCTCAATCTAGATGAGCTGAATTTTATTCTGAATCTCAATGGAACACTTTAAAAAATAATATTCAAGATTATGTCAGCTATTTCGAGCATCTCCGCAGTACAGAGGCCACAGTACCTAGCCCAGTTAATAACGCTTAAGTCTTCTATTCATGAGTTTATGAAGATTCATAATAAGTTTGACATAAGGTGTGAACTTGAGAATGTATCTAAGACGCATCTACTAGATGATAATGATTACGTGTTTATTGTGAGACTATCAACCATACTTGACTCTCACTTAGATGATGTGTACAACTATGACACTAATAAATAATTTTGACATTTTTACTGACTTTTATTCTGATCCTCAATTAAGATTGATATTTAATGAGGAATACGAATCTGATGTGCCCTCATCTCATATGTGAGCATTAATACTGCTTGCCCACCCCGAGTCGAAGTATTATTCGCAGTCAACATCAACTAAGCAATCTCTAATTGAAAAGGATTATTTAAAGTCTTCTCTTGACTGGGAAGCTTACGCTCAGACCATCACTAAGATTGAGTCGTTCTTGTTGACCAAGCCTAAACGTTTGTTGGCCGGATGGGAACGAAAATTAGAGGAGCGAGATGCTTTTATGCACTCATTACCATATAATGAGGATACGTACGAAATGCTAGATAAGATGATGGCAAACACTGCAAAAATGTGAGATCAGTATCTTACTATTCTTAAGAAAACTGAATCAGAAGTTGAAACTACTACACAAGGTGATATGGAATTATCACTATCTCAAAAAGGATTAATTTAAAATTATGTATAACGGACCCTACGAATTTGAAGAAGATTTAAGCAGTGCTACATCAGAAAATGTAGTTTCTATCCCTAAAGAATTGCTACGTTACATTGTTTACTTTGAACAGCTCTGGAAAACTGTTGCTGTTGTTGTATCTCAACATTCAGAAGAGACACTACAATTGTCTAATAATGTAATCAATCAATTGCTACAGACTCCAACAACATCAACCACTATCGATCAGTATTTAGATGCTCTGCTAACTTCCCCGGAAGAAGCGCTTGAAGCTTATAAAGCTTCACTTACCCCTACTAAAGAATCTAAAGTTATCACTACTGATAGTTAGTGATTTCGGAGAGATGGTAGAGTGGTTTATTGCACTAGTCTTGAAGTTTATGTGAAAGTCAGAATATAAGTCATTGCAAGGTAATATTGGACTTGGAGCAGCAATTGCTCATTACACAAGTGTAGGAGTTCCTGTAGCTATCCCATTAAATGATACTCAAAAGTATGATCTAATTGTGGATAAAGGAGACCTATTAAAGGTTTCTATCAAAACTACTACCTTTAAGGGGAGGTCAGGAAACTATATAGTCCAACTTAGGAACACTGGTGGAAGTTCTGGAAAATCCAAAATACGTAAGTTTGTTTCTAGTGACGTAGACATTTTGTTTATCCTTACCGAAGATGGTAGAAGATACGAGATCCCTACTTCACTAATAATTGTGAAAAACAGTCTTACTCTAACAACTGACTTAGATAAATTTAAAGTATAAAACTAGCGGTCCCTAATAAGGATCCGTGAGTTCGAATCTCACTCTCTCCGCACCACCCGTGTAACCGTGGAGTTTAAGTTGTAAAACTTGCTCCACACCTGCCCATGTGACGGAACTGGTAGACGTAGCAGACTTAAAATCTGCTGTTCTGTATTGAGCGTACGGGTTCGAATCCCGTCTCGGGCACGCCACTATAAAATGGCATTTCATATGAAACAACTAAATAATGCTGAATTGAATGAGCTTGTTCAACTAATTGATTTTACGTTTACGTTAATTGATGCGTTAACTCAAGCTAAACAGAATGATGGTAAAATTGACTTACGTGATTTCCCTCTTCTGTTTCCTGTAATTATGACTGCATCACCAGCTTTTGATAATATCTCCGTTATTCCTAATGCTTGGATGAATTCTTCGCAGGAAGACCGGGATGCTATCGTTGCCTACTTTAAGACTCGCTTTGATCTGCCCAATGATGAGATCGAAGTTAAGATCGAGAAGTTAGCTGCTGCTGCTGTCTCTATTTCAGATGTGTTCCTTAATTTAAAATAAACCACCCTATAGATAGTCTCTATAGGTTCGCCTGCTACAGGACGCTGGCTCTCCTAGCCTCACGTTTAAACGAACTAAGGAATCAAGATGATTTTAAAACTGTCTGGTTGCCGTAAGGCTTATCACATTTGTGATTTTTTTTTCAACTAGACAAACTTTCACATCAAGGCAGGAGGAGACTGCGTTAACAAGTACTCAATAGTAAAGGCTGATGTGATTATGCGGGCGCTTACCTCTTGCTGGCTAAGAGGGACAGTCTTCAAAACTGTATTTGGATGATAAAGGTAACAAAGCTGAAGTAATGTAGGTGGAGTGAGAATGAAGAGCCTTAATTCGGGGTCGGCACCTGACGCCCGCGCTAAATAATTAGGTATGGTTATTATAATAGTTTTTTTAATAATGTGTTTTTATACTGAAGTTATCTCAAATTTGTAAAACAACAATTCAGATATCGTAGAAAGAAGAATAAAATAAATAATAGAAAATGAGTAAAATAGTAACATTTAGTCCGAACGCTAAAGAAGAATTAATTAAAGGTGTTAACATACTTGCTGACGTAGTAGGTGTTACACTAGGTCCTAAAGGACGAAACGTAGTTATTGATACTTATGGTGCTCCTGCTGTTACAAAAGATGGCGTCACGGTTGCATCACAAGTAGCACTAGAAGACCCAATTCAGAATTTGGGGGCTCAAATTGTTAAACAGGCAGCTTCCAAAACAGCTAAGATAGCCGGTGATGGAACTACGACAGCTACAGTATTAGCACAAGCTTTGATTAACGAAGGTAAGAAACTGATTGATGCTGGAATATCTCCGATCACAATAAAACGTGAGTATGAGCATCTGCTTGACTTGACTAAATCTGAAGTACTTAAATGCTCTAAACCTGTTACCTTAGAGAATGTTAAGCAGATTGCTACTATTTCAGCTAATAATGATGACGCTATTGGTAATCTAATTTATGAAGGATTTACCTTTGTTGGTACAGATGGTACAATTGCTGTAGAAGATTCCAAGCTTAATGATACATACGTATCAACTATAGAAGGAGCTTCGCTTAATACTGGCTATCTGTCTCCATATTTTGTAACGGATCCAATTAAGTCTGAGGTAGTATACGAGAATCCGCTGATTCTTATTACGGACAAGAAAATTCGACACACTCAAGAGATAGTCCCAGCTCTTGAAATTGCGGCTAAGTTGTCCAAGCCACTAATTATTATTTCTGATGAGTTAGAAGCTAATGCTCTCGCTTTATTAGTACTTAATAGGGTTCGTGCTGGGCTCCCTGTAGTCGCATTACGTGCGCCAGGATTTGGCGACCGTCGAGCTGAGCTACTTAGGGATTTAGCTACACTAACAAATGCTACACTTATTTCTGACATTCAATCTCTTCGTCTAGAAGACTTAAAGTTAGATCAGCTTGGTTCCTGTGAGAAAATTGTAGTATCTAAGGATAAGACACTTATCATGAAGCCAAAATCTGATGCTAGTAAACTCGCACTACGGATAGAAGAAATTAAGGGACTTCTATCTGATCCAGGTAATACTTCCTACGTAACTGAAAAGTTAAATGAACGCTTAGCCAATCTAACGGGACGTATTGCTGTGCTATATGTTGGAGCAGCAACTGAGACGGAAGTAAAGGAGAAGAAAGATCGTATAGATGATGCTCTTCGTGCTACAAAATCAGCTATTGCTCTTGGTTATGTTGAGGGTGGAGGATTTACACTTGCTCGCCTTTCGCAACAGATTGACCGCACAAACGAGATTAGCGAAGCTTTTTCAAAAGCTATTTACACACCATTTGCAACTATTTTAAAGAATGCAAATATTGAACTTAAGAATGTTCATGATGTAACAAATAATTTACAACTCGGTTATGATTCATTACGTGAAATACCAGTTAACTTAGAAGAAGTTGGCATTATTGATCCAACCTTAGTTGTAGTCGAAGCATTAACTAATGCTGTATCAGCTGCAAACATGGTACTCTTATCTGAGGCAACCATACATTCTATTCAACCAAAATATGATCCACGTGCCGGTCAGGCAGAATTTGATAATCCTTATGAATAATCTATATGAATTAAATAGTTATGACAATGTTTCCGCTGGACCTAGCTCCAACAAGATTTTAGAAGTGTTTGGAGACATTATCAACACTCCAGCATCTAGTATAGAAGTAGATACTCTTAGATCTTTAGTCAGAGAAACTGATGATGTTGGTATTATGCTTCCAATTCCAACAGGTTGAGATAGCTTAAATACTTATGAAATTTATGACTCAGCAATAAATGCTGAATTACCTTACGTTCATTATAGTAATGTTGATTAATCCACAAGAATTTGTTTTAACTGAAATACCGACATATCATCCGTTGTCAACTGACTACATAAACTTTTGAAGAGCGGAGAAACAGAAGTGCATTGAAGGTGCTTGGCTGGGTGGCTATTATATGCCATCTGGCCTTTACTTTTATGTGAACTTTGGAACCATACTCTTAAATAAGAAAAAATCACGTAATGTTAAGAAGTCTGGAAGACCTTGGTTACGAGATTTAGAATGACTATTCTTTAGGCATTGAACTGAAGCTCGCGGCTTTTCCGGGTTTGAGTTGGATGAGGATTATACAGGATGTTTAGCTGTGCTGAATGAGGAGTATTCTGATGAGTACTTAAAGGAAGAGTATCCAGAAGTATTTAACTCCAAAGGAGAAAAAAAGGAATTTAGAAGTCCTCGTACACTTCTATCTATGCAGCATCCATATCATAAAGGTAGGGCGCTATATTCAAATAATGCGCATAATTTAATGATGATGGGTTCTCGAGATACTGGTAAAACCTATATGGTAGGAGTAGGCGTGGTGCTCCACCAATGGTTATTTAATGGCGCTACAGTTTATGATGAATACTCACTACGTCATCCTCATACTATCAATTTAACTGTTGGTGCAGAGTTAGCTCACTACTCAAATAATATGTTGGTGAAGACTAAATTTGCGTACGACAATTTACCGGGCTCGCAAATTGTAAACGGAAGAAAGTATCCTTCTCCTTTCTGGCAACCTTATAAGGGTTCATGAGCAGCTGGTTCTTCAATTTCTCAGGAATACAAAATAAAGTATCCTGGTGGATGGCAAGATGAAGGATCAAAGTCTGTAATTTCACATAGAACATTTAGAGACAATCCGTATGCTGAACAAGGTACTCGACCGTTAGCAATTATCCTAGAAGAGATTGGTATGTTCTCCAATCTAAAAGATGTTTACTCAAACACGAAAGATAACTTGCGTGATGGTTTATACAAAACTGGTACATTAATGATGTTAGGTACTGGTGGTGATATGGAATCAGGCACCTTGGATGCTGCGGAAATGTTCTATGATCCTATTGCGTATCAGATTCTTCCATTCGAAGATACTTGAGAGCATCGTGGAAATATAGCTTTCTTTATACCTGCATATCTAGCACTTAATGAGTACAAAGATACTCAAGGATTTTCAATAGAAGAGAAAGCAAAAAAGCATCTACTTCATGAGCGTGAAGTTGCAAAACAGGGTAGAGGGGGGTCAGAAGCTTTAAATAAGGAGATCCAATACCGACCACTTGTACCATCCGAAATGTTTCTTTCGAAACAATCGAACGTATTTCCTACTACAGAATTACGTAGAAGATTAAGTGAAGTTCAGACAAATCGAGTCACTGAATTGCTAGAGAAAAAGGCAGAATTATATTTTGATCCCAATTCCAACCTAAATGGTGTGACTTACAAGATAGACCATTCTTTAGTTGCCATAAATCAGTTTCCGTGGAAGCATGACAACGTAGAAGGTTCAGTAGTTATATATGATTTTCCTTATACTGTAGATGGTAAAGTTCCTGATGGTGCATACATAATTGGATGCGACCCATTTAGAGATAACGTTAAGAACGTAGGTGGCTCTTTTGCATCTATATACGTGATGAAAACTAATAAGTACCCATCTACTGTTGGTCATAATGAAATAGTTGCTTCATATATTGGTAGACCGTATAATGGAGTAAATGAAGTAAATGAAATATTGTACAAATTATCTTTATTCTACGGCAATGCTAAGATTTATTTTGAGAATGCTGTAGGAAATATTAAAGATTACTTCGATAAAATAAAAAGGTTGGATTTACTTGCTCGTCAACCAACTACAGTATTAAATCGAAAAGCTTCTTATGATACGGTACAACCAAATATTTATGGTTACCCTATGTCAAATGATAAAATTAAATGAGAAGCTCTGCAATATGTCAGATCCTGGTTAATGCAGGATCGAGGAAACAACAAAAGAAATCTTGATCTAATACCTGATACTTTTCTGCTGCAGCAGTTGTTAGCTTTTAATTTAGAAGGAAACTTTGATGCCGTTATGGGCCTAGTTGGTTGCATAATAGGTTTAGAAGAAACTCACAACACATCTAAAAAGAGATCGACTGAAGAAGAGTTGAGCGGTATAGATGCAGAATTTAATAAACTACTAGTAAATAACAACAACATATTTTACGTAAAACATGAGAAATTTTCCGAAACAACGGATATCTTACGCTGATAAAATAGCAAATAACTATCAGTGGTGTAAAGATGTCATGGATAATTTATTGTTAGATTATGCGTCTGACTCAGGTATAACTAATAGTTATCAAACAGAGTACGAGCGCATGTTGTCTAATTATCGTTTATATAACAATTTCATAGACCAGAAAGATCTTGAACGAGAATGTAATCCTTTAGGATTAGAAGTTGGTCAATACAGAGATGAAGTGCAACCGTACAATAAAACGTACAATAAAATACAAGTATTACTTGGAGATGAATTGCGCAGGCCATTTGACTTAAGAGCAGTACTTACTAACTCTGATGGAGTTAAGTCAAAATTAGCGCACAAAGATACGTTGCTACGTAATTTTGTTATGTCTAAAATTCAAACTCTACTTCAAGAACTCGGCGCTAGTCAAGGAGAAGAGTTTGATCCTAGTAGCCTAATTGATCCTGAAGATATTGATCAGTATATGGCTACTTCGTACTTAGATGCTAAGGAAATATTGGCTAATAAACTACTGTCATACTTAATAAAAGAACTTTCAATAAAGGATCTGAAAAACGACGCTTTTAAGCACGGATTAATCTCTGGTCAAGAGGTTGTCTATGTTGGTATGAATCATGATCAACCATTGCTCGAAGTACTTAACCCGTTAGGAGTTTTCTATCATAAATCTCCCGAAGTAAAATATATTCAGGATTCATTGTATGCTGGATATAGAACGTATATGACTTCAGGAGACTTGCTGGATAAATTTGGAACGTACCTATCTGAAGAGGATTTAGATAGAATTGATGAATCTAGAGAAGGTTTATTTAATTATGGTGAATCTCATATAAATTCCACAATGAAATATTACCAAGATGATAACTTCTATGCTTCAAAAATGTTTGGTTCACAGCAAGAAGGCTCATATGGTTCATCTGAACATTCTAATGATAATTGGCTAGTTCAGCATGTCGAATGGAAATCACAGAAAAGAGTTGGATTCATTAAGTATACTAATCAATTTGGAGACACTGAAGTTACAATAGTGTCTGAAGAATTTGAACCTCCCGTGTTTGCTGAAAAGATTGTGAATACTGTAATGTATGGTAAGAAAGAAACGTCATACATATGGAAAGACGAAGAAGGTATTGTGTATTCGCTAACTTGGGGCTGGATTCCTGAAGTTTGGTCAGGTGTTCGCATATCGGATGATATATATTGCATGATGGGACCAAAGCAGTATCAATTTCGTCATATTGATAATCCTTACAAAGTTAAGTTAGGTTACCATGGGATTACGTTTTCAGCAATGAACGCTAATCCGGTATCACTCATGGATAGAATGAAACCTTTCCAATATCTGTATTTTATTGTTATGCATAAACTTAAAAAGTTTATTGCACAAGATAAAGGAAGAATCTTTCACTTTGATACGTCTATGGTAGATCCTAAGTTAGGTTTAGAGAAAACTCTTTACTACTTAACAAATATGAACATAGACTTCTATAATCCGTTGCAGAATGCTCAAGAACCTGGTCAAGCCCAGCGAGGAAAAGTAACAGGATCCACAGAAATGTCTATGGCGGACCAAGTAATGAATTATGTCAACATACTTGCTGCATTAGATGACCAGATTTCAGATGTTGCTGGTGTTAATAGACAACGTGAAGGTCAAGTGAACCCTGCCGAAGCCGTGACAAACGCACAATCAAATATTGCTATGTCTGCCGTTATCACTGAAGTGTACTTTCAGGCGCATCATAAGCTTTGGGAAGAAGTTCTAACAAGTCTAATTGATGTCGCTACTCAGTGTTATAAAGAAAAAGGACTAGTAAAGCAGTATGTGTTAGATGATATGTCAATCCAGACATTATCATTTACTCCGGATATGTTATCTAATGCTTCCTTTGGTATTTTTATATCTAATTCAGCTAAAGATCAAGAAGTATTTCAGACATTGCAGCAACTAAGCCAGGCACTAGTGCAAAATGACAAGATTCAATTGCGCGATTTAGTAAAAATGTTAAAATCAAATTCTATTGCGGAACTTGAAACTCAGTTAATCCAAGCTGAAGCTAGAAATATGGAGCAATACCAACAACAAATGCAGATGCAGCAACAAGCTGAAATGGAGAGATTGCAGGCCGAACAAGAATTTGAACTTCAGAAAATTCAAATGGAAATTGATGGTAAAATCGCTGTAGCTGAAATCAACAGTTTTGCTCGTCAAATGGATCAAGATGTAAATGATAATCTAGTTCCGGATCAGTTAGAGATTGAGAAATTAAGAAACGACAAAGAACTAAAGACTCGTAAACTCAATTTAGAAGAAAAGAAACTAGCACAAGACGCTAAGTTCAGAGAAGAAGAGCTTCAGATAAAACGAAAGCAAGCCAATAGGGCTATTAAGAAGTAACAATAGATAGAAATACATTATAAATTATATACAACATTAAAATACCTTTGCATGACAAACGAAGATAGTATCGATTTTGAAGATCTCTTATTTGAAGATGAGTTAGATGATACAGAGGACGCCGTAATTGATGAACCAAATACAGATGATCCTGCACCAGACGACATAGATGAACCTGAAGAGCTGACGCAGATCGAAGAGCCTGAAGAAGACGAACCTAAAGTTGATCTAACCTCTTATTATAACTTTCTAGTTGGTAGTGGAGCATTAGATGTGCCTGAAGATTTTTCATTTGATGGTTCTGAAGAAAAACTAGAAGAAGCCTTACTAGTTTCTGAAGAGAGAAAAACTAAGCAACTTGCTCAATCTCTCTGAGAGAAACTTCCAGAAGATTTTAAGCCATTACTCTCTTACGCACTTAATGGAGGCACTAATCTGCAGCAGTACTTAAATGCTTACACACCTGTAGACGTGACTGAAGATATGTTAGACGCAGACATAGACTTACAACGTAAAGTTGTAAGAGATTATTATCTGCAAACATCAAATCATCCTCCAGAAAGGATTGAACGTATGGTATCAAAATTAGAAGACCGAGGTCATCTTTACGACGAAGCTGTTGATGCTTTAGAAGAACTTAAACAGTTTAAAGAACAAAAGAAATTTCAGCTAGATGCTATGGCAAAAGCTGAAGAAGAACAGCGAAAACTACAAGCTCAACAAGAGATTGATAGGTTAAATAGAACTATCGAAGAAGCTACTTTTTTAGAAGCTGAAAGAAAAAATAGAGTTAAGTCTTTTGTCTTAGCTCCTATTAAAGTTGACGGAAAAGTAACTACGCAATTTGATAATGCTTTAGAGCAAATATTTGCAAATGAGCAACACTTTGTGCAGTTAGCTGATATGTTGGCTGATTACAACCCTAAGCAAGGTTTCAATTTTGAAAGGCTGGAAAAGAAAATAAAAACTAAAAATAATACAGCATTCAAAAAACTGCTTGATGAGACCTTAGTAAGTACTAGAAGTGGTGCGGCTAAGAAACCTCTAAATGAAGATTTCAATTGAAATAAATATCTTGAACAATAAATTTATTAAAAACTAATTATGGCAGCTAATTCTAGCTTAATAATCAAACGTTACGACGGCTTTGGCGGTAACTTCATTGATTCTCAATACTTGGGTGCAGCTTACGAAACAGGTAAACCGCACGTTTTCGAAAATACCTTAATGCGTATTTTCTCTGCTCAATCACGTTTCTTTTCCAATAAATTAGTTACTTCCATGACTGGTGGTAAAGCTAATGGCGTAAAAGAAATCGACAACTGGATCTATCGTTGGAAAATGCAAGGTGCTGAAGCTAAATCAGCTCGCATTGTTGAAAATCTGGAAAGCTCAAATGCTACTCCTGGTTTAAACAATACAACTTTCCGTATTAAATTAGATCTTGACTTCTACGCACATCCTGATGTACTGTTTGGTGAAGATAATGAATATCCTCTCCAGATCGTAGATGGTCCGTTTACTGATGGCACAGGTTCCGTATACGTAGTACGTATCCAAGGTGATCGTCCTGATGTTTATGTTCCTGCTGATATGCTGGAAGTTGGTAAAGAATTCAACAAAGTTTGGACTTCGACTCAACAAGAATTTAATGAGTTCTTTGGTACTCAACAATATCCTTCCAGCTTTATGCTCGAAGCTCAACTTGGTTCATTCGGTCAAAAATACACTGTTACTGATGAAGCTTGGAGAACTGAGGGTAAACTTGCAGTAGAATTTATGTACACTGACCGTTCTGGAAAATCGAAAAAGGTATCACGTTTCCTTCCTATGGCTGAAGCCATGATGTGGGATGAACTGTACCAGTCGATGGAAGTTCAAATGGTGTACGGCAAAAAACAGACACAACCTGGCAAACAAAAATACTGGGTTAAAACTGGCGCAGGTCTTCGCGAACAGCTGAAAGACAGCTGGTTGAAGTACTACAATGGTGCTCTCACCGTGAATCTGTTACGTGAATACTTGATGGATATTTTCTTTGCTCGTAAAAACGAAACAGAACGTGCTGTTAAAGCTGTTACTGGTACTTTAGGTTCGATCTTTTTCCATGACGCTCTTGTAGCAGTATCTAACGGATTTTTAACTGTTGATTCTCACTGGGTACGTTCGGCACCGTCAGAAACTCAAACTCCTGGTCTTGCTTTTGGCGCTCAATTTAAGCGTTACACTGGTCCTGAAGGCATCGTAATTGATGTTAACAAAAACGCAATGTACGATTCGCTGGAATACTGCGGTCGTCGTCACCCTCAATATCCAAACAAACCTGTTGATTCAGCTCGTATGACGTTCCTTGATTTCGCAGGTGGCTCAGATGCTTCTGGCGATGGTAACATCATGATGTTGAAGCGTAAAGACTCCTTCCGTTGGGGCTACTTAGCTGGAACACATACTCCTACTGGTCCAGTTAAGGGCGGTAGCGTTTCTGCTCTCAAAGCTGGTTACGATGTGTTCTGCGAAGGTTCTGCTGGTCTTTGGGTTAAAGATGTAACTCGTTGCGGCGAAGTTATTTACGATTTCGAATACTAGTCTAATGCCTATTTTAGATCTGTTGCTTAGTGGCGGAGTAGCAGTAGCTTTAGTAGGAATATTATCAAAATATTTAGAACATAGATGGAATAAAAAGAATACGTCAGTAAAGACTTCTGCTAAAGTTATTAAGACAATTGCTAGTGTATACCAAAGTATGCAAAAAGCCTTAATTGATACTGACATAGAAAGAGTGGTTATATTAAAAGCTGAAAATGGTGGCGGTAAACCAAAAGTTGGTGCGTACATCTATATTTCAGCTATAATGGAAGTCCATTCTACTAATAATTCTATACTTGATAATTATCAGAGGTTAAGAGCAGATTCATCTTACGTTGAAATATTATCCGATTTAATTTCTAAAGGTAAAGTAGTTATTGATCCTACTAGCATGGATGAATCTTT